TAGCCTGACCCTTATCATATTCGGAGAAGGCCACTTCCTTATAGGCAGTGCGTTCCACGCCGTGCCGGAGGTAGTGGACTCTGCACCATCCGCCGATCAGCTTCTCACCAGGATACATGCAGCAGCCCTCTTTGTGGGTGTACTGACCGTTTCTCTCCACGACGATACCATCTTCTTTGCAGATGTAGTCCGGATGTTCAAATGCCCGCCGCAGGTAAGCTCCCTTGCCGACGACCATCTGAGCGGGTTCGTTACCGAACTTTATACAATACACTTCGCCGGAGACCAGCGGATTCAGCTTCTGCATCTTGCAGGTGTTCATAAAGAACACAATTTCCTGATTGGTAATCTTTTCTGCCTGGCCTCTTACGAGGTACTTCTTGACGAAATCCAGATCCATTTCAACCCGGGTTCCAAGCACTTCGTAGCTGACAGACAATGCATTCTTTTCAGCGATGCTCATTGCGTTACTCATCGTTTACCTCCTTATTCTTTTCTCGCACGAACGCTGACCCCGGCCACTTCCTTATAGGCCACTCCCGGGATCTGGATCTTACCCTTGGATGCCTTGATGAGCCGAAGCACAACACCTTCATCTACCGGGCGGATAACCGCACCATTAAGAGAGATCGGAACTTCATCTTCGTTGATGGCAGTGATCTCCCATGTTTTGCTGATGGAAATGTTCTTCCCCTTGGGAACCTGCGTCTGGATCGAGCTGATGATCGCCGCATCCTCAAGCATTTCTGCATCGGTCATTGCGAACTCAGCCGCAGCATAATCTCCGGATTTCTCAGCTGCAATTGCTTCTTCCAGCTTCCGGTTCGCTTCTTCCTGTGCCAGACGACGAAGCTCCTCCTCCCGCTGTCTGCGCTTTGCTTCCTGATCCTCTACATAGGCAGCAACCTTACCTTTCAGGGTGCGCTCTGCATTATCCAGAGGATCCATCATTTCTTTGCGTCTTGCCAGAACACTGTCATACGCTTCCTTTGCGGCTTTCCGCATCGGCTCGAAGAAAGCCTTTACCTTCTTCTGCTGGGCCTTGATGTCCGACAGCCATTCATCCGCAAGGTGATAATCCACCTGGTTTCTGATGACTGCGGCGTTTGCCCGGGCTTCAATGGCAGTGACCTCCTTCGTCATTGCCTGCTCGGGTGCAGTTACAAGAACTGCCGTCGCTTTTTCCATAACGTTTACCTCCTGTTTTTATTGTAAGACTGAATATAGTCATACACACTTTTCAACGAGCCAAAGGTCCTCCATGCTACTGCATCCCGGGATTCAAAGACAGGGTCTTTCCATTTCCCGTCCCTCTTAAGATGCAGGATGCGCTTCTCATCAACCATGATTCCATGGGATGCGAGGGCCTGCTCATACGCCTCCAGCTGAACCCGGCAGAGCATTTCCGACAGGCTCCATGTAGTCTTATAGTCGATCAGCACGATTCTCCCGTTTATTCTGCAAAGCAGATCGCAGGTTCCTCCATACCGAAACAGCTTGTGGTACATCCGGATTTCGGAATCAATGACCTGAGGACTCCGCAGATCCCACCATTCAAGGAACCCGTCGAAGTACGGCCTATGCTCCGCCGGGATGTCGTCGATCTCGAACTTGATCCAGTTCTCAATAGAGTTGTGCACAGAAGATCCTTTGTCCGCTGCCCTTTCCAGCGTCCGTTGATTGATGTCTCCGTAATACGCCTGCCTGAGAGGATCCATTACTGCCGATACACTGGGGATCTCTTCACCGTCCAGCCGGTATATATGGCTCAGTTCATCGAAGCTGAGACCCGGCATAGCCAGCTTCTCTTTTATGCTTTCCGCATTTATTTCCACGACTTCTGCCACCTCAGATCTGGCACATCAGATTGATCTGCGTTCTGGATACGAGATCTTCCAGCTCATTGCGGAAAAGGATCGGAAAATACTCCCCTGGCTTGTTTTTCTCCTTGACCTTTCTCAGCGTGGTGAAAAACGTATCCTCCACATCTGTTTTGTCGAAGACATACGATGTCTCCTCCTCGACAATTCCGATGATCTTCTTCAGTTCCTCATACATTTGCATTTACGCTCCTCTCTGGCTTCTGCTTTATCAGGCACTTCCGCACAGAATGCAGACACATCCAGAACACCGAGCTTCCGCAAGGCTGCATCCAGTTCTCTCATGGAGCTGATGCCGTATTCAGTTCTCAGGGTCTCTGCCAGTCTGTACTTCCGTTCCATTTGTTACTCCCGGTTTAAGGCCATTTCCGCAAGCAGCTTCAGCTCGCTAATCATCTTTGCCACACCATCCAGATAATCGACCACTTCCTTGAGTTCAGGCCGCTCGTCTTCTGTGATTCTGCCATCCGCAGCGATGTCCAAAAGCTTTCCCTTCAGATCCTGAAGTTTGTTGACTTGCAGACTTCTGATCAGCTTTACCGTTACCCGGTCAAGATCGACAACCTCTGTGGAGATCGAATGCCGGCACCCGATTGGGCACTCATGCAGGCAGTAATAATTCAGAAGCTGAGGCGCATTGTACTGATCAGCCATGAGAACAGCCAGATCTACCGGCAGATGCTTATGCAGCCCCAGCTCGGCATTCTTGACAACATCCTCGCTGACATTCAGTTGCTCCGCCGCCCCGGATCTGCTGGACAGCCTGTCATCCCATTTTGCAGCTTCTATTCGGGCTTCGTACCAGACATTTCCAGCCGCTTTTGTGGCTCCTCGTCCCATTTTTTTCCACCTTCTTTTTCGGTATAATTAGGTCATAACCAAGAGCAAGTTAAAATACCTCTTGATTACTTTTTAGTACCGCTTGGTACTTTTTAGGTGTGAAAAAAGCATAGCTCCGCCCACCCGGGATCAGTCGCTATACTTAAACACTTCATCAGGGTCTCTACCAATCGGCAATTTCCCCGCATACAGATAATCGTTCAGCTGTCCATTGGTCAGTCCCAGAATCTCTGCAAGTCTCAGCTTTTCTTCATCTGTCCATCTGACCTGACCGCATTCCTTTTTGCGGTAGGATTCAACAGAAATGCCAAGCATATCAGCCACGTGCTTCTTTCTGTACTGCAGCCGCTCTCGGGCACCCCTGATTTCATTCACCTCACCCGGATTCATTCGTCCACCTCCCCGTGAGTCTAGTATTTGTGTACCGTACGATTATACTATAATACCAATCGGTATTTGTCAAGTATATTTTATCCGTTTTTGGTAATTTTATTTGCTTAATCGGCAAAAATGTTGTAAGATAGGCTAAAACATACCAACGAAAGGAAGTATTCACCATGGAGAACACCGAACCCATCGTCAACGAAAATATCACCGCAGAACCTGTCCCAGAGACCGTTCAGGAAGACGAATCCAGAAAGAAGCCGAACTATTTCCCTGCTTTTACTGAGACATTCAACACCCTCGTGCGCCGCAGCGGCAAGAACCTTCAGCAGATCGCAGAAGAAACCGGCATCCGTGGTCCTACGCTGTCCCGCTATAAGACCGGTGCCCGCAACTACCCCAGCACAGAAGAAGCTGCCAAGCTGGCGGTATACTTCAATGTTTCTATCGACTATCTTCTGGGAGTAAACCATGCTGGGGAAACCGTCAACAAAATGCTTTGCTCCCCTGAGGCAATGGAAATCGCTGCCTGTTTCGACTTCGCATCCGAGGATGACAAGATCGTTACCCGGGCGGTTCTCCGCAAGTACAAGGAGCTGATGAGATCAAAATGAAGCCGTTCAATGATCCTTTGCACATAGCCAGTAACATCCGGCTTGAGGATTCTGGCTGCAAGATATCTTCCATCTCCATTATTCCCGGCAGACAGTTTCTCGCTGTGGTAAATCAACCCTGCGATATCTCTGCTGTAAAAGCTGAGCTGGAAACATGGGACTACGATATAGTAAGCGCAATCTGCGAGAAGTACAGCTACGCAATAAAAGGTCAGGCATTTTCTCTGTTTGATCTTCTGGTGCATCATGGCCTTGTTTCTTTTTCTGACAGGCAGGAAGTTGAAGCCCTGTGTGACGAAACCATCCGTACCAAGTGGTGCATTCAAAATGACTGTGTTCCAAACCAGCCGTCTGGCTCTATCTCTGGCTTTCTGAAGCAATACGCCAGCGATGCTGGTTTGGACTACGACCAGTTGCTTGAGTGTTTCTTTACAATGGAACTTCTGGATGGAGTCATTTTGGCTGAAAAGGATGGCGGTGTGGATATTTGCCTAACATCGAAGAACGCCGCCCCAGTGTCCCTCCTAAGCCTGAGATACAAAGATGGTGAGCCTGTATCTACGTTCACTCCTGAGATGATTCTGTTCCTGTTTGACCTGGCAGGCAAGCCAAGGACAGAAGCTGCAGTCTTTATGGATTGCTATGGTACATACTCGATCCCAGAACACGGCAGACCGGCAATCTTCTGGAACCCGCACGTCCACTACAACATGGATCTAGACAGGTTGCTGGATGACTGTGCTGCATTTGAAAAAGCGGTGGCATCTCTGATTGCCTGCCTGAGAAGCTAATATATATATCTTCTTATAGATTTATCTATAAGAAGTGGTTACGGTTAGGTTACGGTTACGGTTAGACGAGGATTTCCAAAATTTTTCCAGCGGATCGTCCGTGTGACAACCCACGGACAGTCACATTTGGAGGCAAAATGGCTTATTTGAAAGACTTCACAGCCCGGAAGGTGGCAATCTATATCCGGGTTTCTACAATCTGGCAGGTTGATAAAGAGTCCCTGTCTGTGCAGCGGCGGGAGCTGACTGCCTATGCGCAAATGATTCTGGGTATCAACGATGTGGTCGTTTTCGAGGATGCCGGTTATTCTGCCAAGAACACAGATCGCCCGGATTATCAGCAGATGATGTCCAGGCTGCGTATGGGCGAATTCTCTCACCTTCTGGTCTGGAAGATCGACCGTATCAGCAGAAACCTTCTGGACTTCGCTGAGATGTATCAGGAGCTGAAGGAGCTGGGTGTCACCTTCGTATCAAAAAACGAGCAATTCGACACCAGTTCTGCTATTGGCGAAGCCATGCTGAAGATCATCCTGGTCTTTGCCGAGCTGGAACGGAACATGACCTCCGAGCGTGTTACCGCAGTTATGCTCTCCAGAGCGGAAAACGGCCAGTGGAATGGTGGCAGAGTTCCTTATGGCTATAGCTATGATAAAACCAAAAAGCAGCTTTCCGTAGATCCTTTTCAGGCGCAGGTCGTCCAAAGAATGTATGCTGCTTATGAGCAAAACCAATCTCTTATTAAGGTCTGTTCCATGCTTAATGACGAGGGAATAGTGTCATCCTCCGGAAAGAATTGGTCTCCAGTAACCGTCAGCACAATCCTTAAAAATCCATTCTACTTAGGCATCTACGTTTACAACGTACACAGCGATGGCCGAGGTAGCAAAAAGAAGCCTGAATCTGAGTGGATCACATTCGAGGAGCATCATCCCGCTATTGTGGATAAGCGCCTGTACGACCGAGTAAACTTCCTGCTCTCCCGCAACAGGCGGGGATCTGTGGATAAACCCAAGACGTACAGCAAGGTCAATACCCACATATTCGCTGGCCTTGTGGTTTGTGGATCATGCGGAGCAAGCTTCTCCGCTACCCTTGACCGCCGTCGCGCAGACGGCTGGCGGCCATCTATCTACGGTTGCAGTCAGAGAAGACGCAGCAAAACAGTATGTCAAAACAAATGGATCAGTGACGTTACCATCGGCCCGTTCGTATTCGGATTCGTTTCAAACATCCTGCGAGCACAGAGTAAATCCATCACTGATCCCGATATACTGGGTAAAAAGTTGCTGCTTGGCAAAGCATTCGACCTTGTAGATCACATCGACTCCGAGTCCCTGCATCAGCTTTCTGATCTACTCAAATCAAACAGCAATGGCATCGAATACAGGCCAGCCACAGTGTACGCCAAATCTGAGAAATCTGACAGCCAGTATGAGGCTCTCACTGTCAGGAAGACCAAACTAGAAAATGCTCTGAAGCGGCTAAAGGCTGCCTATCTGTACGGGGACGATGCTATGTCAGAGGCAGAGTTCTTGTCTGATCGCAACCGCCTGCTTCGACAGCTTTCTGATATCGAAGCAAAACTGGCAGAAGTTCAGCAGCAGGAACCGGACGAGATGCTTGTCAGCTCCGAATTTCAGACAAAGGCCAGCTACTTCCTGATGCTTCAGAACCTGATGGGTGATAAACCGTTCGACTACGAGAAGTATATCAAGGATGCTGATCCTGAGATCCCAAAGGCATTCATCAATACAGTTGCTTACAAAATCGAAGCAACTGACGGCAGGATCACAGCCATTACATTCAAGAATGGCATAACTTACAAATTTCACTACAAATAGAAAAAGCCCGGTCTCACAACGAGACCGGGTCTTTTACATACTTATTCGTAAGGATATGAATTTGAAAACCTTGCATTTTCATACACATACCCCGATGCGTTTTTGTCAGGATGGGGCATCCTTACGTTTTACTCCGAACATGGCGTTTCAAAAAGTGCGGGATTTACCGAGTTTTGCGGCAATTACGAACATTTCATTTCTCATTTTCCGTCCCGCTTGCAATAAACATCGCATCCCCGAAATACACGGGAAACATGATATACAGTCAATTTCACATATTATACATGGCTTCCGTCTCTTTTTCAACCCCCAAAAGAAACGCCGGGAAGCGCATAGGCTCCCCGGCGTTGCGGTTCATCTCTTTACTTATCAAGGTTCATCGTTTCGTGGATGGTGCGAAGTACATCGACTACACGGCAATCGCCGCAATACTCTTCGAGGTATTCCGCAGCCTTCTTCACCGCATCCCAGGCGGCATAGAACGTACAGGCTCCTCTCTCCGCTTTCTGGCGTTCCTCAGGG